TTCATATATCTTCCTCCTTATTTTTTTTAATAATCTCCAGCATTATCAGCTTCTGGAGCTCTATTTGGGTCACCAGTTTCATCCCCAGCTGTTGGTCTTCCTCCTGTATCTCCAATGTCTGTTCCACTCATTGTATGCGAATTCATTAACGGAGACATTAAACTACCAAAGTCTAATATACTTTCTATCTGAAGTATATTTAGTGCCTCTAATGGCGAATGTCCACATATTGCTAGATATTCTAATTTAGAAGTCCAAGTAGCTAATCTGTTACAACTAGATTGAATTCTTTCTTCTTTATTATATCTAGTAGTATCACAAAAACATAATTGGAAATTCTTTAATGAAGAATTTTTAGTAAAAGCATAATTTAACCATATTCTAATTCTATCTAATAGATTTAATGGAAGCAAACTATCGACAATACCACTATAAATAGTCATTTGTGTACCCGACTTGTTATCGCCATTAAATAAATTACTATCTATACCTGCTGTATCATATACATTATTAATTAAATTATTTATTTCTTCATAATCAGAAACTTTATTAGTTTGTAGCGAAACAGAATCTATTGGATAAGGTGAACTTACAACCCCTATACCATCTCTAACATTTTTAACTAATGATTTATGGTAAAACATTGCTGTTTCTGGCTCTATACTCAATTCTCCATCTTCATCTGATGGCAATAATTGGTGAATTAATTTAAAGTTATTAGCTTCAATATTCTCCATACTAGCATCCGCTAAATCTTTTATTCTACTTAAATCTAAAAGTAGTCCAGAATAATATGGAATACCTTTACTATCTATTACTTCTGGAAGAAAAGCTATTGCATTTTCAAGTGGTAATTTATAATAGTTATCTACGAAATTTTCATCGTTCTTTAATGTACCTGCTTTATAATCAGCATATAAATTTTGAATGTCTGTTGGATAATATCCTAATTGCTTAGTATTAATACCACTAAGTTTTATACTATAACCTAGCATAAAAGATTCAGTATAAGTAACTTTGCACAAATCTTCCGGTAAAGCAACAAATGTAATACTGTCACTTGTCTCTTGTTTGTATAAATATATTTCTCCTTTTCTAAGTTCGCTTTCTAAAATCCAAGGACAAAGAGTTTTTAAATTATATTTTTCCAACTCTAAACAGGCTTTTCTATAAGATTTAAAAAAGTTATCTTGTCCTTTAGTTATAAATTTACTTGCATCTAATGGAACTAAATAATGGTCATAAGTTAATAAATTCGATTTATAATTTATTATTTCTTTTAAGTTACCATTAATAACTCTCATCAATTCAGATTGTTGTTGTAATGTAGTAACATTAGAATAAGGATTCTCTAAAGCACTAGCTATTGTATCTGTATCAACTTTACTTCTTTTTCTACTACTAGATATTTTATCTATACTATTTATATCAACCATAGAAGATTGCTGTGCAAATTTTAAATTATTCTTTCTATTATCTTTCCCTTCACTCAAACATTTTCACCACCTTTTAATTAGCTAAGAAAATATGTTTCTTTTTCTTATTTCTATTTTTCTTTCTCATATCTCTTTCTATTAATTCTGCTAAATAATTACCATAAGTAATAGAAGAATATCTATCTTTACGATTTCTTCCTTTTTCCTTAAGAACTATATCACCATTTCCCATAGTTTCATAATCTAAATTTATTGATTCAAATATAAAATTAGATGTTTGAATAAATGGGGCTATTTTATCAGCATGATATTCTGCATCCTGATGATATTTTAAATCTTTACTAAAATCTCCTCTTTTTTCATTTTCTTCTATTAATAATCTTATTTTCTTACTACTGAAAGCATTTTTAAGATATACAGCACAGTCATTATTTATCTTTTGATTACCTTTAATTACATATATACAATTTATACCATTCTTTAAAGGTTGGAAATCTTTTGATTGCGTACTCATATCATAAATACCGAACGGTTCGTAATGTTCATCAATACCTTCATCATAAGAAGATTTTTCCATTTCTTGTATTACTGCTATACCTAAACCACCACCGTCTATGATGATTTTATCTGCTTTAAACTCTGTATATAATCGTTTAATTCTAGTGGCTTGTTTTTCAAATTTCATACCATTATGTGATTCCATATAAACAACTTCTCTAATAATATTATTTCCACTAGGAAGTAATCGCCATAAAGTAAAAATAGAGTTATCGTTCTTGTTTGATTTATTAGCTTTTGCTGTAGCTACATCGACTGAAATTATTCTTATTTCATCTTTCTTTTTAGGCATTTGTTTTAATCTTTCTTTCTTTTTATCTGGATTCCTGTATTCATCGTCCATCAATGGATAATAACAATTCTTTAAAACCCTTGCGTTTAACATATCGGTTGTATTAAAGAA